GTGGAGTTGCACCACATTGTAAATCACCGTGTGATGGTGTAAACTCACTACGAGTTTATGGAAGGGATGGGAGAAGTGGGGAAAGGTGGTGGTGGTCGTGGTCGGCAGGTAAATACAAGTTTCTCCTGCGTTTCCACACGTCGTCGCCGAGCCGGGGGTTTCAAAGCATGGCGAGGAGTGATTCAACTATCGGCCCGACAGTTGTATAAACTCGCTCCGCGCCTGCGAAGATCTTCTTACCGGTGTCGATGGCGTCGTTGAGGCCGCCAACCATCTTGTCCACAAAGTCGCCAGCGTTGCCGTCGCCTCTGACGGCTGACGGCGCTTCGCGCGCGACGGTGAGTGCCAAGGCCTGCTGGGCAGCTTGCTTTGGCGGAGTGGCTTCGTGCGCGCGTGCTGCCACCTGAGTGCCATACAACGCAGCGCGCGTGTCAGGAATGTACTCGACACCAAGCACCGTTTCACAAGTGAAAACTTCGGTGTGTGGAGGCAAGCCTCGGCCGATGATGATTATGCCATTGTCACCATCAACCATGTCGGTCGTATAAAGGTCGTTCAGGCGATTCTGAGCGGCGATGGCGGCATCGGCGCCGGTGCCCGTGAACAACAGGTTTTGGCTGAAGGAATTCTGCACCGAGATGTTCTCCGAATACAACCGGTCAACAAGGGCCTGCATTCGCGCAGGGTCACCTGTGACAGGCGGTGGGAGGACAACCTCGGTTGTGGAATTGGACAGCAGATTGCCGGCCAAGACACCGACGCCGTCGGTGCCATTGACAGGCAACGGTCGAGTTGGGCGCCACCGCTGTTGGGCAGACAGAGAGTCTGGAGCCCAAACGGCGGTGACGCCCCCAGGGGCCTGTAGAATCTCGCCACTAGGCAAGTTCTGGACAGTGGCGAATGACGGACCCCCGTTGTGGATGGACAGTGTGTCAACATTGGAGCGATCCAGCATGTCCAAAAACTGGTTCGCCGTCGTCGGTGCCTTGTATGCGCCCGGCCAGCGTGCCGCAACAATGGCGCCGGAGGCGTCAATTGGGGCTCCGATGTATTTCAGCTTGACTCCGCAACACACTGGCCGCCAGCACGCAGCAAGGTCATACAAAGACTCGGCGTTCTGGAAGTCAGCTGGCACGTTGTCAGGACTGACGGTGTTGTTGACATTTGGAGCCGAAACACTCCAACTGTTCTCGGCCCAATGTGGCATGTAGCCGGTCGGGGTGCTATCACGCGACGCGAATGCCGCAAAAGCGTTGAACTCGACTGGCGACACGTAATTGATCTCAGTGCCCACAATCGCGGCAGCAGTGTTCGACACTGCAATAGAGGACCACGGACTAGCGCGCACGAAGACGCAGAAGCCGCCGTTAGCATCCGTCACGACAGTGCGCTCATCACGCAGTCGTAAGGTGGAGGTTTCGGCAAACTCCCCGTCAGGGATTCGCGGGACCGTCCCTTCGTTCCAGGCTAGATCGAAGGGGTCGAGCATCGCTCGCAGCAGTGGCGATTTCATCACAGCTGACTCGTACTTTGAGCGGAGAGACAACGCGCCAGTTTGTTTCGCATGCTGAATGGATTGCCGCGGGGCCGACGACGCGCGCATGACATGGGCGGGTTTTCGGTTTGACACGGCGTTTCGGACGCTAACGAGGTACTGGTCGTATCGCTTGGTTCGCTCAGCGGCGCTGAGTTTTTCTCCGTCATACTTGCCTTTGTGGCGGGCGAGAAATTCTGCTTTGGAGAGATGCGCATTGGACATTGGGTTTGGGTTGAGGTTGACGTTTTGGATTGTAAAACAAATTAGGACTGGAGGCGCGACCTCCACTTGGATTAGAATAACCAAACACCACAGTGCGGGGCCATCGCCTTTCTTTGCTCCGGCTCCTAAGAGCCCAATCTCCTCCTGTGAAAGGTGGGTGTCGGACCGACACGCCAGACGCTGGGCGGCAACGTCTCTGGGAGTCGAGGCCGGCTCATATTCGCAAACACACTCCGCCACACTGAAGTGATTCTGCTGCCACAACGATGGCCTGAATAGTGCTCGGTCTCGACTCCGTTGGTCGTCGGCAATAAGAACCAGCTCGTCTCGAGCGGCCTGGTTACTATTGGGATGTCGAACGATCCATTGGCCGCAAAACTTGAAGCAAAGCCCATGGGGCATGGGCACGGCTTCGATGAACTGCTGGCATTGCCCAGGGCAGAAGTGTTTCTCACACGCTTCGCACTTGGCAATCATCGACAAACAATAACCGCATCGCATGTCGACTAGTTTCGGCAGTGTGGTCCCGAATGCACAGCACATGCATCGGGGGCCGGGGTTGGGTTCAATGCCAACCAGCGGGGGGGCTGGCGGGCGGTCCATGAACTCGACCAACTTCCGAAACAAAGTTGCCACATCCAGCAGACGCTGAATGGGCTGTTCAGCCTCATTGTCCAACATGACACGCGCGATGTTCAGCCACACACCAATGACGATTTCTTCGCGGTAATGACCGCCGTGGATATCGCCTAGTGGGTTCTGTGACTGGAATCGCGGGTTCATGTCCCTGGCAAGACGTCTGAACGTTCTGGCCGCCCGAAGCAAGACCAACCTCACCCCATCTCGGGTGGTGCTATTTTCCAACCAATGCACGAATCGGTTGAAGTGTGAGGCAGGGCTCCGCGGGCCAGGATTTGTCTCAATGCCAACAAGCAGTGGGTCTGGAGTGTCCAGAGGTGGCATGAGGGGGGAGGGTGGGGGGGTGCCGTCATCGTCGTGAGCAAGCCACTCGGCATGCGTAATCAGCCCCTCGAAATATGCGACGTCAACAGTGTTGACGTCGCACGTATCGCGAGGACTAGAAACCACAGGTCGGAAGTTGTCAGCATACCATTCGGCACGGTCTGGGGACGGGTAATCGAGCATTCCATTCACATGGCGCCACTCGACAACATCATCGGGGTCAGAAGAGTCTAAAGTCTCCCCAACGATGGATGCAAGGACAAAATCAGGGTCAATGGGCTGATCGTGATAGTTCGCTACATCTTCGGTTGAGTTCTCTTCGACTCCATCAGGCCTGGACAAACCAGGGCCTGGATTGGGCTCAACGCCAACGAGTGGCGCGGCGGGGGGAAACGCTTCAGCAATCTCCTCCTCGACTAGGGAGTCGAGGCGGCGCTGGACAGCGTCGACGATTGGTTTAACAACAATGCCAGAAAGGCTTGGCTTGTTGCGCCAATCGACTTGGCGTGGGACCAGACGATTAAGGATGCCAACAAAAATCGTCCTTTTAACCTCGCGGGCGTTAGCTCGCTTGGCTGCGATTGCCACCAGGCCGGCGACAACTGCAATTGAAAATAATGCCATAGCTACTCGCCCTTGGCGCGTCGCCGCCCTAGCTCGAATCAACCCAGTGACGTGGGTGATGAACCGTAAGACGGCTTGGCGCCGATAGGCGGGGAACCTGGAGTGCACGGCCTTGACCAACGCTGTGAAGAGGCCTGCAACAGCCAACTTTCTAACGATGGGGCCAGCGGCAACAAGAACCGTCGCCGCCTTCGCACCAAACTCAAAGCCTCGGAGAAAATCCTCCTCGGCTTGAATCTCAGTTTCAAGGTCTCGAACCACTGATGCTGGGATAGTGGCAGGGCCCGGGTTAGGCTCAATGCCAACCAGTGGAGCAGCCGGCACGGCCTTCGCCGGTGCGACCTTCCGAACCTGGGTGGCTCGAGCCTCATCTCTTGCAACCTGTTTCCATTTCTTAGCACGGAATGTGGTCCACTCTTGCAACACAGTCTTGAAGTCTTCGAAGGATTGGCCATCCTTCTGCTTCGGCGCGACCCAATCACGGGGGTGAAGATGGTCGCGGGCTGGTGTCGGAGTTGGTTTCTGAACCGGCTTGTCCTTGACAGTCTTGGCAACTGGGACTAGCTGGGCGACTGCGTTGACAGCCGCGACGGCTTGAGGGTTGATCTCCACAAATTGTGGCCCCTTGTCATCACGATCTTCGTCAGGGTCTGCTTTGGGCACGACCTCGACGACTTCGTCAACACAGGCATTGTACCCGTTGGGACCGGCACGCAGAAGTTCATCGCCCACGACAACGTCGTATTTGATATTTCCGCGCACCTTCTCAGGTGGGGTGCATTTGGGGAACTGAAAGAACGCTGCCTGTGCGCCAGCATTATCCATGTGGCGCATAAACACCAAGTGCTCACGGAAGATTGAGTGGTCGAAATTTGGGAGAAAGTCACTGAAAGTGTCAGTCATCCAACCAGAGTCTTCGTTGGGCCAATTGGTGCCTTTGGGGAACTTGGCAAAGTATGGGACCAAGATGCCACTGCTGACATCAGTCTCGCCAAAGATCTCGACGGCGGCCCTGCACAGGTCGCCCAACACGGGGGTGTTGGCGTCCATGCGCAAATAGCCGCTAGCCCGCTCCGCAACACGCTTGCCAGGGTGATGCAGGACGTACGGGCCGACGAAGAACTTCGACAAGGCACGATCCGGATTCGACATAGAGTTCATGTCTCCGAACCACACGTTAGGTCCAAACTGTCGGTTCAAGAAATTGACTCCTTTGTCGCCGCGAGGGACGACATCGATGTCAAAGTCCTGGCCAAGGAGTTCGGCTGAACGGCGGAGAGCGCGAGGATCGATGCCACCATCGATGCTGTCGTCTCCACCGTACATGCCTAGGGCGGCGTATGCCTCCTCAGGGGTCAGATAACGCCCATTCTTCGAAGTGCGCATCCACGCCAGGAAGGCGATGAACGCGTTTTCGAGGGAATTGAACACTGCGGTCTCCGCTGAGCCTGAACCTCGTGAGAAAGCTGACTCGTACTTGCGACCTTCGGCCGTTCGTCCTGTCAGATTTATCTGCTTGTCCATGAGCTCATTGATTACCTCGTGAAATTCTGGGCGGAAATGACGAAGCATGGCGCACCGTTCCAGCACGCGCATGATCCGCTTGATATGACCGTCCCATCGATTCGCATCAGACAGGACGGCATGCTCAGCGCCAGACAAAATCACCACTATCCGGGCGGCGATTTCTTGGGGAGTCTTGTTAAACGCATACCAATCGAGATCGGCCATGACCTCTTGTTGGAATGCGTAAATAAATGTGGAATACTCAAGCTTGACCTTATCCTCTGCCTGAGAAATGTTGCGCGGTTCAGTCACCTTCTGATACGGCTCAACCTTCTGAAACGAAGTCCACATCGCCCGCGCAAAGTCACCAACAACCTCAGCATTGAACAGCTTTCGCTGCTGCGAGGGCCGATCTTGACGGGCGTAGACCTCGTCATAATCGGCTGGCGATCCAGTGTGCGGGACTGGTATCATGAACTCCAAAAATTGCTGCATTGCTGTAGCAATTGATGGGGGGATCTCCTTCTCTGTGGGGGGGGCTCCACCATCCTCTGCCGTGTCTTGGAACTTCTCGACACGGTGGAAGATGCACTTGTCATCGCTGAAAATGCTGCGGACGTGCCCGTAGCACGCTTCAGTGATGGGCGACCCGAATGCCTTCAAAGTTGGCTGGGCATCAAAGTCGTCATGAGAGTAGAGGATCGGCAGTATGGCCTCGTCTGGCGACACAACCACCGGCACAACCGACCGCACGCCGAGGCGCACGTGGCAGGCAATGATCTTGTCGTAGCCAGGCGGAAGCCGTTCCGCTGGGAGCCCACTCAGGCTTGCCTGATTAATATTGCTAGAAACCAGAGCCGGGGTGAGCCCAACCTTTGACGACATTGCCGTCGCGTACACAGAGTCGAACTTGTGGCGAGGCAGTGTCACGGCATATATCCCGTTGTTGAGAGCAACACTGCGATACATGCCGTCCTTATGAACCGTATCAAGAATCACGTGACCGTGACGAAACGGCTCAAGTCGCGACAAAACCCCACCTGACAGGACCATGTCAAGCGGAACAAAAGTCGGGACTTTGAACGTCGCAATAAGGGACAAAAGGATCACACAGTGATGCTTATCCATCATCTTGCGATCGATGTGGTAACACGACACTGTGTCCATCAAGACCCCTGGGTCCTTGACGGTAATGGTATCTTTCGAGTAGTCCCAAACCTGGTGGTCATACACGGCGCCTCCGCTAACGCGGTACTCAACGTGTTGATTCTCCTTGAAGCGGAAAGTGTACTCCCCTTCATGTTCGGCTGCGGCCGTAGGTTGGAACGTATACAAAAGGTACGTGCCTGGGTGGGTTGCCAGGAGGTGCGGCATATCGACGTAGTAATCCACGTCGATGAGGATCCCACAGTCCTTCTTCGTGTCGAGCTTGAAAGGCTGAGACTTGACCGCGAGATCTTTGTCCCAATGGAACGAGCGCGCTCCGTCTCTGCCTTTCCGCTCGTCATCCTTAGACATCTGAATGTAGTAAGGATTCAAGCCGAGTGACTGTGCGACCAACGCCGCGGTTGCCGTACCGGCGCTGCGATTGGCAGCGCTTTCCGGATGGGTGTGCCCCGCTGGGCGAAACTCCGACCGTACAATCGGAGTTTCGACGAAAACTTGGCGCTGGGCTGACGACTGCAACTCTCCACGAGAGATGGTCTTGTCAATCAATTGGGTGGCAATTGATGCGCCAATGGGGGACTTGTGGCGACGCCACCATGCCTGTGCGACACGGCGGAGCGCCAAAGCGCCGAGAATTGCCAAAAGCCACTTTTGGTATTTTATCGGCGTTGTCGTCTCCACGGCCAGCCCCGTGAAAGACGAATAAGCCTCAAGCAGCGGGCGCTGAAGAGGCTCAAGCTTGCGCGAGAGCGCAAGGACGAGAACGATGGCTGTAGCAGCCACCATGTCCACCTTGAGAACACTCTCATTGCGGACATTGGGCACCTCGTCGTCAACGAAGATGTCCAAAGGGACCTGACTCACCGGCGCTTTCTCATCACTGGGTGATGGCTTGGCGACGAAGAGCCCCTTCACGTTCCCGAGGATACTGAGCAGCAATCCCGTTTCAGCGAGATTTCGTGGGGCAAAGGCCTGTAGCTTCGAACGAAGGCTGCCAGGGCCAGTGGCCACAGCCGCGACATCCGCGGGGGCGTGGTGGAGGACTTGAGTAACGCGCGCGGCCAATGCAGCCGCAACGCGCTGCGCCTTACGTCCAGCCGTAGAACGGTGGATGAAAGAGGCGAACGCGGATGCGGCTTCAGGGGCACGCGAGGTCTGGATTGGATTCATT